ATCATCAGTACCTTACGTGACGCCACATCTGGATTGACGGATCAGCAGAAGAACCAGGCCTTAGCCACCCTATTTGGGCAGGAAGCCTTATCGGGAATGCTGGCTTTGATTGATGCAGGACCTGAACAACTACAAACCTTGACCAGTTCATATGAACAATGCGATGGTGCCGCACAGAAAATGGCAGACACCATGAATGACAACTTAAAAGGGAAAGTCACTATTTTACAATCGGCACTGGAAGGACTGGGAATCAGCGCCTATGAAAAATTCGAAGGGCCGATGAAATCAGCTGTTGAGAATGTCACTAAAAACGTGGATAAACTCAATAAAAACCTAAGCAGTGGTAAACTTTCCAAAAGCATGGATAAAGTGGCTACTGCGATTGCTAAAGTGGCAGAAGCCGCTGTCAATCTGGCTGTCAAAGCTATACCGGTTGCCATCGATGGATTTGCATTTCTTGTGGACAATGGAAAAAGCGTAGCAACAGCTCTTATTGGCATCATGGCTGCGTACAAAACGATGACGGCAATACAGAAGATAAGCATCGGATTAACGAAAGCTAGTGCTGCGACACAGCTGGCCTATGAAACAGCTGTAAAGCTTTTAACAGGGCAAATGACACTGGCCACAGCTGCACAGGAAGCGTTTAACCTGGCACAAATGGCTTGTCCTGTGGGATTGCTTACCGGGCTCGTTGTCGGCGCTGTAGCAGCGTTTACGGCCTTTGTGGCCATCACGGCTATGTCAGCTGAAGAAACCGATAAGAATGTAGTTGCAACGGATGATCTGATCAAAAAGCATGAAGAGCTGAATGAAACATTAAAAGCTAATGAAGAGGCGAGAGCTCAAAGTATTGAGACTGCAGAGCAGGAAGCCTATCATGCAGATGTATTGGCGCAACGTCTAGAAACGCTTGCTGATCGAACGAATAAAACGAAATCCGAAAAGGAAGAAATGAAGAACATCGTTGATCAGCTAAATCAGATGATGCCAGGCTTGAATTTGCAGTATGATGAAGAAGCAGATAAACTGAATCAATCTACGGAGGCTTTAAGGCAGAATATCCAAGCCCAAAAAGATATGATGATGGCTAAAGCCTATCAGGAAAATCAAGCCGCCATACTTAAAGATGTTGCTGATGCCACAATGGATCTTGATGAAGCTACGAAGCAACACAAAGATAATGTGGAGGCATTGACCAAAGCGGAAATTGATGCGGAAGAAAAACGCAGGGCCATGATTGCTGCTGGTCATAGTCAAAATGATGGATCTGAAGAAGCAAAAGCATATAACGATGCAACCTTAGCTTTACAGAAGAAAAGTGAAGCAGTCCAAAAATCGACAGAAGAGGTCAAAAAATATAAAAAACAAATAAAGGATCTAGAAAAAGACTACGAAGACGCGGGCAACAAATCTCAGGAGTTTATCAATAAAGCGGATATTTCTAAGCAGTTGTCCCAGATAGCGGATCAATGTAGAGAAGCCGGGTTTGGAATTCCGGAAAATTTATCAGATGGAATCCGTGAAGGCCAGATTGCTATTCCTGCATCGGTCGATATCATGAAATCTTTGGTGGATGCCGGTATGGGGGACGTACTGGAAAAAGCTGCAGAAGCGGGCGTTACAATTCCTCAGAATCTTGCACAGGGTATAGCAGATGGATCTATAGCAGCAGAGGATGCAGTCTCACAAGTCAATGAATTGATCAGCTTTCAGGAATCTTTGGATAAAGCTATGGAAGATGGCATTCTGCTGCCTGAAAACCTAGCGCAGGGTGTTACAGATGGATCTGTAGCAGTATCCGATGCGGTAGAACAGTTGAAAAGTTTGACAACTTTTGATGAATTAGCGGATGAAGCTGCAGAAGCCGGTCTGGCAGTACCGCAATTCTTGTCTGATGGAATTAAAAACGGTTCAATTGCACCGGCAGAGGCTGTAAAGCAAATGCAGAATCTTATCGACTTTCAGAAAATGTTGAGCGATTCCTCGGTTGCCGGTCAAAAAGTTCCGGAAAATATCATGCAGGCCATAGCCAATGGTTCCATGAAGCCTAAGGATGCCATCAAACAAATGACTGATGGTATGGCTACGGAAGCTGATGCATCGGATAAGATGGGAAAATCTGCGGATAAAAGTACAGATGGATACAATAAAAAGGTAGAATCCAAAGCTCCTGAAGCAAAAAAGAGTGGAAAAAAGCTTGGAGATGCAACTGTTGATGGAGTGAAACCTGCAGCCGGACAGATGAAGACTGAAGGTGCTAATGCTGGACAAGGTTTTGCAGACGGTTTGTCCAGTAAATCGGGAGTTGTTGCGGGTGCTGCCGCTGCGCTTGTTCGAAATGCAATGGCTGCAGCTAAGAAGGAACAGGATTCGCATTCTCCATCTCGTAAATGGCGCAAGGAAATAGGTAACATGTCCGGAGAAGGATATGTTCTTGGCGTTGAAGATAAAGAAAAAGAGGCTATCCAGGCTGGAAAGAATCTTGTTCGAAGCACGATAGAAGCTGCTAAGAAAGAACAAAGCAGTAATGTCCTTGACTGGTCATTTACCAACAAACCGGAAGCTATACGTAATCTACGAATGTCGGCTCAGACAGTGAATCGAAGTTTTGTCGATAGTGCCAATACAGCCACTTTAGGTAATGGAAGTCCACAAAACAACAGTCAGACTGTAAACTACAATATGAATCTAACGGTTAACGGTAATGGCCAAATGAGTCCTAGCGAGATTGCTCGCGAAATGCAGAATATGGCCAAAAGAATGGAGTGGGAACAATGATCCAATATTACATGACTAACGAACGAGGGAGAATGATTTCTTTTGATCAATCTTCTCCTTTTCGCATCATAGATATAGATGGATTGTCAGAAAACAAAGTGAAGCTAACGGAAAGCGACAGTTCCAATCGAGTTGGAAGTAATGTATCCAATGTATTCGTGCAATCCAACAGCATCACTATTGAAGGTGATATGAAAGAATCTAGTGAGAATCGAAGAACTATGCTCGATGTGCTTTTGCCCGGTGTATTGTGTAGATTGTTTCGCAGAGATTCAACCACTCATCAGGAATTGTATGTCGAGGGATATCTTACAAGTACACCGAATATTTCTGTAAAGAAAAGAGTGTATCAACCGTTTCAATTTGTATTGAAGACACCCTATCCATATTGGAGAGATGCTTCAAAGATCCTGATGAACTTTTCTGAGTTGGAATCTTTGTTTCGATTTCCTCGTTCTTTCTCAAGTACTTTGCCTTGGAAGATATCAAGCCGAAACATGAATCAGCTGAGTAACATTGTTAACAAAGGCTCTGTACCTGTAGGATTCATTGCTCATTTCAAAGCTACCGATACAGTAAGAGGCCCTGAACTTTTAAAGGTTTTAACACAGGAAAGAATAAAGTTTACGACTTTATCTATGCAGGTTGGAGATGAACTGGTTGTATCAACATTGGATAATCAATGTTATTGTCGCTTGATTCGTGATGAAGTGGAAACGAATGTATTCTTTAATATGGATTTTGAAGCTACTTTCTTCCAGTTGGATGTCGGTGAAAATCCGATTAGGTTTGATGCTTCCTACGGAAAAAATAATCTGGAAGTCAGTATAGAATATGCAACGACATATGCAGGAGTATAGTTATGCAGTTGATGATTTTTGACAAGACCGGGAAGAAGATAGATATTCTTCAGAACTACACATCAATTCAATGGGAAAGAAGTTATGCCGATACAGGAAAGTTTGAAATTCATGTTTTTCCAACAAAAGAAAACATGGCAAATTTAATTGCAGGGAAAACAAGACTGGTTCATCAGGATACAAGAGAAATCGGCTTTATATCATATATTAAAGATGAAGATGAGAATGGCCGAAAAAAAGATGATGTGGAAATACGAGGATATTTTGATAATCTTGACCAAAGGATCAATAGTCGCACCTGGCATTTTGGAGGCAATGTAGAAAGTGATTTAATATCCTGTATATCCTTTAACAAAAGAGGATTGGATGTTCAATTTTCACCCAATCAAATGGGTCTTCAGAGTAAAGGCTTAGATATGGAATCAACATGGAAAACGTTGAGAGATACGGTGCAACTGGTCTGTAAAAAGACAGGTTTAGGATATCGGATGTTGGCTGATCGATTGGCTGCACAAAATCCGGGAGCTTTGAATCAGTTTGAGTTGTATCAGGGAAATGTTAGAAACGTTAAATTTTCTGACAAGCTATCAAATATTACATTTCAGAAAATTGAAATTGATTACTCCAAATACAAAAACTATGCCTATGTATGTGCACAGGGAGAAGGAGATCAACGAACAGTTGTCGAAGTGGATCTTACAAATGGTAGTGATCGGTATGAGCTTTATGTGGACTCCCGCAATACGTCAAAAAAGTATCAGGACAAGAATGGTACAGAAAAAACATATACAGATGACGAATATAGAACTCTGCTTAAAAACGAGGGACTTGAAGCATTAAGTAAGTATTCTGTCATAAAGAAATTCACCTGTAAAGTAGATACAAATGATCCGTTATTCCGCTTCAGAGAAGAATACGATTTAGGTGACATAGTCACCGTGGAATCCATTAAGTACAATGTTCAGGATACTCTCTATAGAATTTCAGGGATCAAAGAAATTGATGAGTATGGTAAGCAATCGGTAGAAATAGAATTGAGTTTATACTCTGAAGAATTAAAGAATCGGGAAGGAGGGAATGTATGACAGCTTTTCCTTTAGATGATACAAATTATTTGGCGCAAGATATGCGCCTTTTTCATGCCGGACGAACACCCGGTATTTTAAATGTGACGGGGTCTGATTTTCAGGTAAAAGCTTCTGGCGGCATGAATCTCACCGTTAGCGATGGGGTGGCATATACACATACTAAGTTGAATGAATTTGGCGGTGTTATTTTTAGTCCCGGACAAGCAGTCGAATTAACGGCTCCGGTAGCCGAGTATTACACAAGATATGACTATGTGGCTATACGGTATACACAAACAAGCAACCAGGTACAGGTCGTGTATGTAAAAGGTAATGCCGAAATGCCAACGGAAGCAATACAAAATCAAACACAGTACGATTTGATTATTGCGATTATTGTAGTTCCTGCTAATGCGGGATCAATTAGTCCTGAAAATATCATGGATACTCGACTGAATGAAAAATTCTGTGGCTTTACAATAGACACCTTGTCCAAGATTCCAACGCAGCAATTTTACGAGCAATGGAATTCTTTTTTTGAAAGAGTGCAAAAAGACATGTCAGGGAATCCTACGCTTAGTATGCAAAAACAAATCGATGAGCTAAAGGTCGCTCAAAATGACTATATGAAGGAGTGAAGCATATGAAAATTGTATTTAATGACCTGGAAGAAATGGCGATTCAAGATTGGGGCTTTATAGATAATCATTTAAACATCAAAACGTTAGCAGATACCAATTTGCTCCGTACTTTTTTTACCGATGAAAAGAAGACCCGAAAGATGACGATCGTAGGCGATGATGAAAAAGAAACGGTCATCAATGGGTATACCGAGTTTTACAGTTTGGAAGAATATACCGGAAAGATTTATGGCGTGAACATGTACAAACCTGCTGAAACACCGGAAGCGCAGGCATATGTGTTAAATGATATGTTAAAGCTGGTAAAGATGCAGGCACAAGCCTTAGATGATACATCCGCCTTACAAGTTGTGAATCTATACGATGATTGGCAGCAAGACAAAGATTACAAGAAGGGTGATAAAGTGTGCCATTTCGGGGATCTATATAAATGTCTGCAGGATCATAACGCTTTGCCAAATTGGAGCCCTAATGATGCGCACAGTCTTTGGGCAAAGGTATTACCAGGGCAAAACGGAGAGATTGGTGAATGGGAACAGCCAAACGCATCCAATACCTACTCTAAAGGCGATCGAGTAACCCATAATGGAAAGACTTGGGAATCGATGGTTGATAAAAACGGATGGGAACCAGGCGCACAGGGTGTATCTGAAAGTATCTGGAAAGAGGTTAAGTAACGATGGAAATAATCACCGGATACCGTGGTCAGCCTCATCTTACAGCAGAAAAGGATCGAAGACTGATCCGGGGTATATTTGGAAGTGATTCAGTCGTGCTATCTACAGGTAATAAGCTGGAAGCACAAGTCATCAACAATACTACTGTACGTATCAAAGATGGGGACTTGATTCAGCAGGGAGCTCTTGGCGGTATCAAAAAAGGAAGCTATGATGATGTATCGATTTCGTCCGGATCATCCGGGTATAACCGCATCGACCTGATCTGCTGTCAGTATCGAAAGAATACATCAACAAAAGTAGAATCTATGCAGCTTGTAGTAAAGAAAGGAACGCCGACCACTGGATCTAATCCCAGTCTTCCTTACTTTACAAAAGGTGATATTTCTAATGGTGCTACATTGGATGAATTTCCATTGTATCAGATTCGTTTGACGGGATACAACATCACGTCTGTGGATCGTGTCAGTGAGGCACGGCCGGTACTTAGTATGGCGGATGCAGCATATAGAAAGTAGGAGGTAACGTATGAACATTCGAATTTTGAATCGGGGGGGGTGTGCATTATCTAATTTTTGCACACAACTCCAAAGGAAAGGTGGTGTCCACTAGACAAGGACACCAGATTAGATGTTAGTAAACCGATATGGAAATAAAGTTGAACAAGAATTAGTAACTCTTGCTTCGGGAGATTTTGTTAACGGATGGGATTATGTAACGATACCGCTTAGTGACAATATAGCTAATTTCAGAGCGTTAGTTATTGAATATCTAAGAAAAGACGGAAATAAAGGTTATATGAACATACCTGTTATAAATGGAACGATAGGAAGCAGATTTGATTCTTCTGAAACAGATAACGGAAACTTTCGTTATATTACGCTTAATGTGCAATCTCAAAAAAGTAATCGTTTAACTGTTTCTCTCTCATCATGGCTAAATTCTTCAAGTAGTGAAATGAGAACGATCAAAGCCATATATGGTATGCAATAACATCTAATTACTTGTCTAGCAATTATGCTAGTAGATAGATTTGGGAATGCTTTTCAAAAGTTCGAGACGGGAGAACAGGACACCGGTTTAAAATGGCAAGATGGAAGACCCATTTATAGAGGATACAAAAAAATTGATTTATCAAACGTTAGTTTAACCCAAGAAGTAAATATAGGTGCTAACAATTACGACTTTGCATGGATTGATAGTCAAATGAGCTGTCTTTGGTCATCTCGAAGTTATGCTGCAAATGATGATCACTATTTCTACCCTATCAACTATACAGGGAGCTATGATGACAGCTTTGTAAACGCTCAAATTCATAATAACAACTTAATAGTAAGCATTGGCGGCGCATTTCGTGGTTGGTTTAACATCTTTTATGTTTATTATCTCTATGTCAAAAAGAACTAAGAAAAACACTGTGCAAAATTAGAGATGCAATCTCTATGTTTAAAAATCTAAACGGGGGGGGGGGCAAGCAATTTACTAATCTGCTTGTACTCTCCTATTTTGTTGAAAGAAGGTGGACAACTAGATAGTGTCCACGTGATAGTATGTTAGTAGATCGATTTGGCGATGCCGCTGCTCTTTATTCAACAACCGAGAAAAGAACGGGTGAAGTGTGGATCGATGGGCGAGAAATATTCCAAAAATCATTCACTTTGAATGCACTTCCAAGTGGAAAGCAACAATATAGTCATGGGATATCAAATTTTGGTTATTTGGTTAGTGAGAGATTGGATTGGTACGATATCGCGGATCAAAGATATCATTCTGGGAATATGATATATCCAGATGGAAACTATATTATTTCGAGTGGTGCAAATTTGACGAATTATCAAATCGAAACATCAAAAGAACCAAATTGGCCATCACGGACGAAATCGGTGGTATATACAATGTGGTATACAAAGCTAACATAAAAGACACTATCTAGTGAATTTATGTTCACTGACAGATACGGAAATGAATTACAGTCTACAACAGGTTACAAAGATATTACTATTGGAACAGATAAGGCACGAATATCATGGGCAAGACAAGGGAATGTAGTTACATATACTTTGGATGGCACATTACCTTCATCTAGCGGTAATCGTTATGTATTTAATGGTATATTGCCGTTTAAACATCCTTTGTCATATGGTGTTATATCTTCATTTGTTGCGCATACAGATTTAAAGAATTATGGAGATATGCAGATATTTGAAAAAGATGTAACACTTTACTTACCGGCATACAGTGCAGCATTGACTATCCGTGCAACGATAACCGTTGTAGTAGCAGATTAGTTGCGACTTTATGCAACCAGTTGATCGATATGGAAAAGAATTAGAACCAATTTATAAGTATGAAGTACAACCTATTTCGGGATATACGTTTACTTTTATACGTCAAGGAAATGTGGTTGAAGTAAAATTTTATGGCATTTGTTCAAGGAATCAAGGTTATCAGTCTTTAGGTTCTAACATCCCTCAAGGATTTAGACCGATACAGGAGATTAGAGCATACTTTGATAACGTGGTAAGCAATAGTACAAATGGTAGTGGGTTTTGGAACTTCAAATATAATGGGTCAATTATGAGTTTTTCAACAACACCAAACAGTGTCGAAAAAAATGGTAACGTTACTTACTTAACCAATGACCCTATGCCTAGTGATAATTATTTAATGGAGGATTAGATATGGAACAAATTGTTGAAACAATCATGCCAGCGGTTTCACAGTTGGCAGGAACCGTGCTGATGTGCGTGGCTGGTGTCGTAGGATATCAGATCAAGAAAGCGTATAACAAATATGTGGATAATCAAACCAAGTACGATATTGTGAACAGTACTGTAGAATATGTCGAACAGGTCTACAAAGATATCCACGGAGAAGAGAAGCTACAGAAAGCTTTGGACAGAGCATCGGAGTTACTCACAGATGCAGGAATCACTGTAACGACAACCGAATTAGAAACTTTAATTGAAGCCGCTGTTAATGGATTTAACGGTGGCTTTAATGCATCTGTAGAGGAATAAGATGGAAGACTTATTTACTCAGGTTGTAGTAGCCATAGTAACCGCCATGTGCGGTTACATCGTTTGGCTGCTAAAGGACATACGAAAACAGGCCAAAGTGCGAGATGAGCGAGAAGAAATCGAGAAGCAGGCCAATCGAAAAGGAACTCGATGCCTTTTGAGGCAACAGATCATCGACTATCATGACCGCTACATCGAGCGCGGTGAAATTACACCACATGGCTATGAGAATCTGATCGAAATGGCTGAAGCTTATGAGGCTTTAGGTGGTAATGGCAAAGTAAAGAAGATGGCGCTTGAACTAAAAGAGTTGCCAATTCGAGAATAGGAGGAAAAGTCATGAAAGAAGTAGAAGTTGCAACTGGTGTTACGGAATATCCTGAATTAACTCCGGAAATGGAAGAAGAACTTTCCAATGGTATGGAAGAGGTGAAACAAGATGCATAGTCCTTTAACTAATTCAATTATATTGGCTGCTGCGAATAATCACTATGTTGGCCGTGGCGGTTATAGAGTTTGTAAGATTACACCGCATCATATGGCCGGTGTTATGACTGGCGCGCAATGCGCAAGGACTTTTCAAAATCCTACAAGAGGCGCATCTGCCAACTATTGTATCGGCTACGAAGGAGATATCGTATGCAACGTTGATGAGGTAAACGCTGCTGGTACATCATCGAATTATGTCAACGATGCACAGGCCATTACGATTGAAGTATCCAACAGCCAAGCTGGCGGTAATTGGCCGATTTCAGAAGCATGTTGGAACAGCTTAGTCAATCTGTGTGTTGATATCTGTCAACGTTATGGATTTAGACTGAATTTTGACGGTACTCCTAATGGATCTTTGACAATGCATAAAATGTTCTCTGCAACAAGCTGTCCGGGACCATATCTAGAAAGTCGAATGTCTGAATTGGCGGCTACAGTCAATGCTAGATTAGATGGTGGATCTACTCCAGATACACCTAGTCAGCCAACAACTCCAAGCACAGAAAAGTACGGTGTTGGAACACAGTGCTGCACTAACACTTTAGCTTCATCTAGTACAGGTGGCAAAGTCTATAAAGGTGACTGGGAAGGTACAATTACTAGAGTGGTATCCGGTGCGCCTTATCCTTATCTTTTAAATAATGGCACAGGTTGGACAAACGATACCGGTATCGATACTGATCCTCACGTTCCGGGACAAACCGCAGCAGACCAAATCTTGACCGTTGGCTCTGTAGTAACATCAGTAGCTATGTCTTTATTAGCCAACGGTGGCACAAAATATATCAATGGTGATGAGTGTGTAAACGTACCGGCATTAGGTGGATGGTTCCCAACTAAGTTCCTTAGCGAGTACGATGCATCGGATGGCGCAAAGGATAACAACTTGGCTAATGACAAGGCTAAAGTATATGTGGATCAGTGTACGGTGGAGGCTATCAATATTCCTTATAATTTGGCACAGATTCACGGTATTTGGGTGTCTGCTACACCACTAACGGAGCTTGTCAACGGTAAGTGA